CCTAGTGACCATTAACGGAACCAACTACCGTCTCGGCCTTCGACCCGCTTAATATGATTACCATCCTTGTCTGCACCCTCATCGGCTTCCTCGGCGGCTTCTACGCTGGCGTCAAGAACGCCAAGTCTGCCAAGGTCGAGAAGGCTAAGTCCATCCTCGACCAACTCAAGGGGAAGTAAGTCGTGCGCGTCCTTCTGGCTGTCTCTGTTCTGATGGCTGGATGCTCCACGTCGTCCCAGGCTCCGCTGCCTAAGCAGCCGGACGCCCCGACCTCCGAGGCATTGGTCACGACCGTTGGCAAGCAGTGGGATACCGCTGATCAGAAAGTCGCTGCCTCGGTGACTATCGCCAAAGAGAACGCAGACAAACCAGAAGTTGTCCGAGGCGAAACCTCCGTGGCCCTGTCTTACCTCCCCTCCCCATCCCCGGAGGAATTGGCCCTTGCCCGTCAACGCGCAGCCAAGGCTGACCAAAAGGACTATGCCCAGGCGATAGACTTTGGCAAGAAGCTCCTAGCCACCATTGATATCAACTGGGCCAAGGTCGAGGCCGACAATAAGGAAGCCAAGCGGGTCTCAGACCTCAAGGATGCCCGTATCAAGGAACTCACCGGCGAGGTCGAGCAGGCCAAGAAGGACGCCGCCAAGAACATCTGGACTATCACGGGTGCCGCCCTTGCCGTCATCGGTGCCGTTGCCACGGCCTTTACCGGCCCCAAGGTAGGCATCCCCCTCATTCTCTGCGGAGCCTTCTGCGGAGCCGTCCCCTTCATTATCGACTCCGAGTACTTTTCCTACATCGCCGGAACGACCCTTGCCGCCTGCGCGGGACTGGGAATCTGGTTCGTCTGGGATAAAGTCAGGGACTCCAATAAAGCATCTGACTATGAGCCGCCGAAAGTCTAAAGTCGTCTGGGTGAAATTAGGCCGTCAGAAAGCCTGGGGCCAAGCGACTATCGGCGAAGGGCTGATTGAAATTGATCCGCGCTTGGGTGCCAAGCGGCAGTTGGAGGTTTTGTGCCATGAGCAGGGGCATCTAACTTTCCCAGAAAAATCAGAAGCAGAAATTGACCGATTGGGCAAAGACCTTGCTGCCGTTCTCTGGGATCAGAATTACCGCCGGGTGCTGCTCCAGCCAAACTCTAAGCCCCCCAAGATTTCGTGAGTCCCCCTCCACCCATTAACCCCGACGACATCTCTAGGGAAGTCAAAGACGGCGTCGTAGCTGGCGTCCTAGGGGGCTTGGCGATGGTTGCCCGACTCCTCCTATCAACCGAACCCGTATCCCCCGGCTGGGTGGTCCGCAGGGTGCTTGCCGCCGCTATTACCGCCGCCTTGGTCGGCTACGCCATCCAAGAGCATATCCAGTCGCCTGGCCTTCGCATGGGGGTCGTAGGTGCCAGCGGCTATGCCGCGCCCGAATGTCTCGACTACCTGATGAAGTACATCAAGGCCAAGGGGCAGGCCGAGGTAGCCAAAGTCACCAAAACCGCCAATGGCAAAAAGAAACCATCCAAGCGCGGCAGGGGGAAGTGAAAGCAATCTGCTGATTGCCGTCATGGGGCTGGTAGTCGCTGCCGCCCTTGCTGCCATCATGTCGGCTTGGATTGCAGGGTTCGTCCTAGACCAGCTCCAGTCCACCGAGGCGATGGCCATGATTATCACCGACGGGGGCATCAAGTCCGACTCCAAGGATTTAGAGCGGAATATGAATGCGGCGACCCTAGCCCTTCAGTCTTGCCGAGACTTGGGCTGGGCTTTGGGCGTAGGCTGTTTGGGGGTCGGGTTGGCAGTAGTAGTCAGACTACGGAAGAAAAGCCTGCCACGGGCTTCCTAGGCGGCTTTCTTGGGGTACGGAAGGACTGGGTACTTCAGCTTCTTCATCAGTTCCTTCTTACGAGTCTTGGAACAATTAAAATAGATATACCGATACTTCATGCTGCTGAAGTACTCTTCGACCATATCTGGGCCAAATTGATCTATAATGTCCTGCTTGGCCATGCGTTCACGCCGGCGGTAGACCGTGCCGCCAGAGTTGCCCGAGGCGTTCTTTGGCCTGAAGTACTTCATCTTGGGGCTGATACCCGTATAAATCCAGTTCGTTGCTTGGTAGATGTACCCAATATGCCCCTGCTCGGAATCCGCAAATGACACGATAATTTCAAAGGGGCATTGCCTAATGGCTTGGCCGACAAAGAAGCTTTCCGTGTTCTTGGGCATCGAGTCCTCAACCCATAACCTATTGAACTCGACCACGTTCTTGCTTTCGTCGTCGCCGCAAATGCCGTTGCAAAGAGTGTAGGAAGACGGCTTGCCGAAGACAATCACGCCGACAAGCCTGCCTTGCTGAAAGAAGTCATCGTTGGTCGTCTCGTTGGTGAATAAGCCAAACGACGCTGAACAGGAACATTCCCTGTGCAGGTAATGATTCTTAACGATGGTATCCATTGCCAACCTATATTCGATAGGTCTTACCGTGAGCGTAGACACGATGCTCATGTGTCGTATTTGGTGCCTTGGTAGTACAGCGCGGCACCCACCTTGCGGGGTTCGATGATGCCGTTCGTGACCATAGCCTTGATAAGGGCCTCCGCCTGGTCGCGCTGAAGTTTGTGGTCAGCCACCAATTCCTCCAGCAAAGCCCCCCGGCTGATGCGGGGCTTGGACTCAAAGTGACGGTACTGCTGCCCGACCTTCAGAAGTTCAAAGCCGCCGGCCAAAGGGGCGACCTCCCATAGCACCCGATCATCGGCGTGTTTCAGTTTTATGGACAGGGTAGGCTTGCCGTCCGGCGTCCGCATCCCAGCGAGCTTCCCGCGCTTAGTCAGGTTGAACGAGAACACGGGCAGTTCCTTCGACTCCCGCCTGATGTTGATAATGGCCCTCGCCCAGTTCACTAACTCGGAACTCCCAATACCGCTGTACATCTGGTCTGACACCGTCTGGCCGTCCTTGACCTCCTGCGGCTTCGGTTTCCCCTCATGGTGGATGAAGACCATGATGCACCCCGTCTCCTGAAGCACGGGCTGGACGAGGTTACGCAGGAAGTGGGAACAGACCTCCTGCTTGGATAGGTCACCCCCCACATAGGAGAGCAGCGGGTCGGCGACCAGCACATCCAGTTTATGCCTTACGATAATCTTCCGGCACAGGTCGACAAAGTCCTTGCCCGTCTTGGACGCCTCGGTGAAGAACTTCAGGTTCGTCTTGCACAACGCCTTCTCTTCCGGGGACAGACGCATTCCAGAACTGACGCCCTGATAGGCTTCGGCAAGGTCTCCGATATCGCACTCGGCTTGAACGACTGCGATTTTGAGAGGGTGAATGACAGGTATCCCGAAGAGTTCCCGACCGATTGCCCAAGAAGCTGCCATCTGCATGACAAACGACGACTTCCCGATGCCTGATTGACCTGTAACGAGTAGCGAGCCACCACGGCATAGGTACCGACCGTGTCCGACGACGTGGTTAGGATCGTTTCTCGTATCATAGTTTTCCAAGGTCTCCGTGCTGACTTCTTGTGGAAAGTCTTGTCCTTCCCGCCAAGCAACGAAGTCATCCCAGTCCAAGGCTCCTGTCTTAAAGGCGACGATTTTCTGTTCGTTCTCCCCGCGCATGACTCCGCCAAGGCGGCTCCACCGGGACGGGTTCTTGTTCTGCGGGTCGGGTTCATGGTCGGAAAGGTAGTCATACACCGTATTACGTCGCTCTTCCCATTGCTCCTTGGTCTGGGCGTCGACGCGCACCCAGGCGTGAACCGACTTTCCGCCCGAGTCAACGAGCAGGCTAATGGGCAGGTTCGACTGCTGGAAGATGGCCACCTGTTCGTCCTTGGGCTTCTTGTCGAACTCGACCAAGACATGGCGGTAGTTGGACACCGCACCGTCCGTACCCGTAAAGTCGTCGGGCGTGAAGGGGTTGATGCGAATCCATGCACCCGACTCGGTGCCAGCGAACTTCGCAGCCCCAACGGCTCCGGGGCCGAAGAACTTGGTGATCCACTCGGCGCGGGTCAGAAAGATGCCCTTTGACGCAGGGAACCACTTTCCCTCGTCGGTCTGGCCGGCCTCGTTGGTAATGCAGATAACGTCGTCGTCCTTGAAGCAGTTCAGCAGCACGTCGGCGGTCGTGAACGGCGTCTGGGCGTCGGCCAGCTCGGCGACACGTTTAGGGTCAAAGACGAAGCGACCGTTGGCACCTACCCTGCGCTCCGTACCCTTGGCAAGCCAACCCTTCTGGCGTTCGTGCGGCTTGACGTAGGCGTCGTTCAGTTTGTGCCGCAGGTCTTTCTCAGACCACGGCGGCGAGCAGCGGAGGTTGAACTCCTGAAGCAGGCTCCAGGCGTCCGACCACGGCAGGTCGAAGCCGTTGGCCAATATGCTGGCTGCGCGGTAGGTGGCGGGGTGTCCGCCTTGGCCGGCGACGGCGGCTGGCAGTTTGGCGAGATAGGCTCTCGCCCCGGAAATACGATCTTCGGTGGTCATGGTGGCTCTTAGACTTGTGGACGCTTATTTCCGCTTCCGCAATCTTTTAAGGCAGCTCGGTTTATATTCTTTCCAGATATACTTCCGCGCCATGCTTACTTTGAAAACGGGATTAGAGTCGCAGGTCAGTTAAATAAGATTATAATCGATCCAATCAATACTGTTTTTTTCAGACTCGTTCATGTACCTCATGTGAACATGAACTAGCCGATAATAAGAATAAATCATAAAACCGTCCTTTGTTGTACCGATGATTGCATCGTCGAACCATTTAGCAGGCTCAAAGCGGATTGCTTCATCATATAACTTTTGTTTAAAGTTTATTTCCATAATTATTTATGCGTTCGCCAATCCAGCGCATACAAGGTACTGCCATGCTGTTTCCAGCGGCCTTGTATTGAGGGCCGTCTGGGCATTCATAGGCAGGCTTACCCTTCCAAGGAATCCTACCCCAGTTATCGGGAAATCCTTGCAATCGGTAACACTCATTTGGAGTCAGCCTTCGGACGGCCATGTTCTGGCTCACGCCATGAATGTCAGTCTTGGTCAGCGTAAACATCGGGCCTCCTTCGGTCGCACCCGTACCCTGTGGGCCAGCGTTCTCGCTCCGACCAATAATTGTGCCTTGAATGGCGATGGCTTGAGCACCAGTCGTGTCAATGGTGTAGGCAGGGTCGCCTTGATTGGCGATGCCAAGGCCGTTCTGCTTCTTCTCCATCTCCCGTCCGTCTTGGATAGGAATTGGCTGCACGACGGCATGAGTCGTCCGGGTATCTCCGAGGTCAAAGTTGTTCAGCGTGTTGCTGGCGTCGGCGGGAACCCAAGTCTCGTTGTCGGTGGCCGAACACGCCAGCTTGGACTTGCGGAAGGGTATGGCTTCACCTGGCACAAGGTAAGCACTGCCTTGGCTGAACAGTTCTTGATTAGACGAACCGACTCCTCCGCTGCCCTTGGCAGATTGGTTGAGCGTCGGGTGAACCTCTCCGCCTTCCCAATGGGAGATTGGTTGCGTGATCATATTGTAATGCTCGTCGCCGGCGGGACAACCGCTGCCCTTGCTCCACTTGGAGGTTACGGCTCCTGAGATGCCGTCGGGCTGGCAGTTGATGCGGCTTGCTTGAGCGCTTGCTCCAGCATCGGCGGCAGGGCCTTTCCTCTTTTTGTTGCCCGTCTCAAGATACCCGCGCAAGCCTTCGCGGAGAGATAGAACCTCGGCGGCAGCTCGCCAGTCTCCAAGACACGCGACAACGAAGACTCGACGACGACGCTGGGGTACTCCGAAGTGTTGAGCGTCCAGCACTCGGTAGGCGAACCCATACCCGAGTTCGACCAACGCCCCGAGGAAGGCACCAAAATCTTTTCCTCCGTTGCTACTGAGCAAACCTGGCACGTTTTCATAAACAATCCACTTGGGCTTGAGCTTGTCAGCCAGTCCAAGATAGGTGAGGGTGAGGTTGCCTCGGGGGTCTTGCATCCCGCGCCTAAGACCGGCAACTGAGAAAGACTGACAGGGGCAACCGCCCACAAGAAGGTCGATTGCTCCAGGTTCGAGGGGCCATGATTGGTATTCGGTGAGTGATCCATAGTTAGGTACGTTGGGGAATCGGTGTTTGAGGATGGCGCATGGGAAGGGTTCGATTTCGGAAAAGCCGACTGGAGTCCAGCCGAGGGAATGCCAAGCGACAGAGGCGGCTTCCATGCCGGAGCAGACGGAGAGGTAGCGCATAGGAAAGTAGCGATGTATTGATCCGTGCCTGTGGCAACGGTAAAAGTTTTGTCTTCGTAAAAAAGCATACCAGTACCGCCCTTCCCAGAGCGGATTGGTGCGCCTTTAGTACCAGAGTAATTACCCCCCCCCCGTACCTTGAAGCAAATGGGTTTCATTTCCCATAGAAATACTTCATCTGGATACGGCGTCCATCAAAAAATCGTAACCGCAACTGTTTCATCTCGCCGGCCTTGACCAGTTTCAAGACCCAGTCCCGCGCCGTCGTTCGGTGGACTTTCCATTCGTCACATAACTGATCAATGTGCTTGTAGCCTTTGGGAATCTCGTCGACATCCTTGGCCCTAAGTTTCCAGAGCTTCTTCAGTACTTCGTTAGAGTTCATACGGGTAAAATCCATTCGTCCTGATCGTGCGGCTGCTCATGCACCCACGGGATGAGTTTGTCGTCGGTATAGTAG